ATCAAAGTTTCGCGAAATGAAAGAACTCAAGAAAACGGATGGGTCTCGTAAATCAAAAATAACGGGTATTCCAAAACTCGACGATGCAAATAAAGCTGGTACACAACACTCGGGTAAGTGTACACTTATTGTGACAGAAGGTGATTCCGCAAAAACGTTGGCAATTGCGGGTCTTTCCGTAGTTGGTCGAGATCATTACGGCGTTTTCCCACTTCGCGGTAAGTGTAAAAATGTTCGTGATGCGAGTGTAAAACAACTTACCGAAAACAAAGAATTTAACGATCTCAAAAAGATTTTGGGACTTCAACAAGGTAAAGTGTATACGTCACTCTCCGAACTTCGGTATGGTCGACTCATGATCATGACCGATGCGGATAACGATGGAAGTCATATCAAAGGTCTCATTCTTAACATGATTCACTATTTCTGGCCGAGTTTACTCAAACTTAATTTTGTCGTGAGTATGGTCACACCAATCATAAAAGCGACAAAAGGTTCAGAAACCAAATCATTTTATACAGATTCAACGTTCAGACACTGGTACGGTAACGGTAAACAAGGTTGGAAAATTAAATATTATAAGGGTCTCGGTACGTCAACGTCTGCGGAAGCACGCGAATACTTTAAAAAAATAAAAGATCTTACCGTTCAATTCGACACGGATGAAACTATGGACGATTCAATTATTCTTGCATTTGATAAAACAAAATCAGATTCGAGAAAAACGTGGTTACTCGAGAGTACTGAAAAAAAGGCATCGGAACTCGAAATACCATATGGAAACGTTGAGCGTCTCGGTATTTCCGACTTTATTCATAAGGATCTTGTTAATTTCAGTCTCGCAGATTTGAAAAGATCTATTGCACACGTTTCCGATGGTTTGAAACCGTCTCAAAGAAAAGTCTTATACGCATGTTTCACAAAGAATCTTACATCGGAAATGAAAGTCGCGCAGTTAGCCGCGTACGTTTCAGAAAAAACATCGTACCACCACGGCGAAGTCTCTTTGGCCGATACGATTGTAAAACTAGCACACAATTTTATGGGTTCGAATAACATAAATTTACTCGAACCATGTGGTCAGTTTGGTACGAGACTTATGGGTGGTAAAGATGCGAGTCAGACGAGGTATATATTCACAAAACTTACGAAAAGTGCGCGTCAGCTTTTTGACCCTAGAGATGACCCCGTTTTACAGTATTTGGACGACGATGGTAAACAGATAGAACCCGAGTATTATGTTCCTATTTTACCAACCGTTTTAGTAAATGGGACTGAAGGTATAGGTACAGGATTTAGTTCCTATATTCCACCGTTTAATCCAGATGATATACGCATGAATATAGAACGCGTACTCACAGGTGAAAATGTTATACCAATGAAACCGTGGTTTGATAAATTTACGGGTCGCGTTTTTAGTAACGAAGAAGGATTATGGATTACGGAAGGTACATGGGTACACACGGGTAACATTTTAAAAATTACCGAACTTCCACCGGGACGTTGGACACAAGAATACAAAGAGTATCTCGATACACTTATGGAAAAGAAGAAAATTACAAACTACACAAATAATAGTACGACGGAAAGTGTTAATTTTGAAATAACGGGGTATACCGGTAAAGATATAATAAAAGATTTCAAACTCCAAAAAACGTTTCATGTATCAAACATGCATTTATTTCATCCAGAAAAGGGTATCCATAAATATACGAGTCCAGAAGAAATACTTCTCGACTTTGTAAGTATACGAACAAAGACGTATAAAAAAAGAAAAACACATCTCATTACAACATTGAAAAATAAACTACAAAAACTAGAAAATGTGTCAAAGTTTATTGATATGGTTATACACGAAAAACTTATTGTTTTCAAACGCAAACGTTCTGAACTTGAACATGAAATGGAAAAGATATTTGATAAAATAGATAATTCGTATGACTATTTATTAAATATCAAAACGTACCAGTATACACACGAAGCTGTACAAAATCTCAGGGAAGAAACTACAAAGTCAAAAGTAGAACTTGATACATTACAGAAAATGTCACACGTCGATATGTGGAAAAGGGATTTAAAAATATATAAACAATAAGTAGTAAGTATGTGTGATACATCTGGCCCAAACACGGGTGCCATACTATCACTTAATGCAATTGGTAAACAAGATACGTACCTTTTAGAAGACGATCCTATTCATTCACTCTTTAAGTATGAACCTAAAAGACACGCAAATTTTACAAAGTTTCATAAAAGTCTAAACGTGAATAAACCAAGTAATTCTTCAACGTCTTGGCCTTTTGGTGAAACCATAAAAGTTACGTATAACCCGAGAAATATGGGAGATCTTTTAGCAAACATGTACATATCTTTTGAATTACCCGCTCTAGGTTCCTATAGTTATTACGCAGACCAAATTGGTAGACATATTTTTAAATCAATAACCATGCGCGTAGATGAAACGGTTGTTGAAAAATTTCATGGAGATTGGGGTATCATATACGATGAGTTATATTTAGATGAATCCGAAAAACGAACAAAAAGATACACGGTAAATAGAAATAATGCAGAAGATACGTCTTTACTACCAGGTAATCAAATATTAGCCAGAAATAAGTCGCGTGTTTTTATACCAATACCTTTACTTTTTTCGCGTAAATATGAAAGTGATGAATATGAAACAAACACACCAAATCGTCCATATTTTCCAACGTGTGCCATACACAAACAAAAGCTCCAGTTTGAATTCGAGTTTCATAAACAGACTTTTTTTACAAACGAAACAAAATCTCTTTCCTTAAACGAATTTGATATCGTTACCGAAGAAATAACACTTGAACCCAGTGAACGCGCATATATAAAAAATAGAAGACACGTTTTTGTTACCGATATTGTTAAAAAACACCCTTCGTTAGACATTTCAGCTGGTGTTCGAAACGCAAAACTCGAACTTGTTCCAAACATACCAGTAAAAACACTGAATTGGTTTTTTAGACAGAAAGCATTTGAAAACGAAGATACATATGAAGGTGGTACATCTTTAACAGCAAATGTGTTTGCAAATAGGTATAATTTTTCGTCGAGTAACGAGTATTCTATTTTGAACGAATTTTACAATACACCTATGTTAAATGCTAAAATATTTGTAAATGGTGAAGATATACCAAATATTCAAGATAGTGATCATAAATATTTTAAATACGTTGTCCCATTTACGAGTCGATTATCGAGACCTTTTAGAAGTATTTATACATACGCATTCTCGATGAATCCAATTAATGTAGAACCATCGGGAATGTTGGATTTTAGTCAGTTACAATCTAACCGAACGGTTTTAGATGTTACTATGAAAGAAGGTCTTACGAGTGATTACACTTTACACTTGTATTATGTCGGATACCAAACATTTATTTTTAAAAATGGTGTCATGTCACTTGTTTAGAAAAAAGTTCATTTTTATTGTTGTGAATATATTCAATTATATTATTTTTTATACACCATCTTATGAAATTCAGTTGTGCCACGGTCGTATGTATTTCATTGGATGTACCCGGAACGGTGTATGATATTTTTGTTGATCTACAAAATGGATCGAACAATTTTTTACTATACCCATCTAAACTCGATTTATATGCACAATGTACACTAAATATTTTACCGTCGTTTGTTTTGTACGATAAATTATTTTTCTTTGAGTAGTTCGTAATAAACCATTCTAGATTTCTTAAAGAAATCCCATTCGTTTTGTTTAAAATTTCTAAAAGTGTAGCTCTATTCTCGGGGATATTATAAAAACTATCAATTGATGTTAGTAGAATAGCTGATTTGTTCATTATTACATAATTCCACGCAAATCTTTAAAGTCCTTTCTTGATACTTCACATGCCGGACACCCTGGTTTAAATATACACTCCGTTAAATTGTGTGTATGTCGTATACCATCGTTATTTTTAAATACCATTTCTACCGGTCCTCTAAGTTGAGGCTGATCGATATGACTCCCACACATTCCATTAAGTTTGGCTCTTGCTATACACGGAGAACCATCCTTTTTAAACCCCCTACAGAAATTTAATGGGTTTGGAATTTCTGAAAGTAAAAGTTTTAAATTTATAGAATATTTATGTGATATTTTTTCCATTAGTTTTATACTACGTCTATATACTTCCGTTTCAACTTCCTCTTCCCAAAGTGTCTGTAATTTTTTGGACGTCATATTTTATATACGTCACTATTTTTTAAGCGATTTGAACATATCACTTATTTTCTGCTGCCCTTCAATTTCATCCTCTACTTTTTTCTTAGGTCGTCGTTTTGGTTTAACACGTGTTAAAAGTTCACCGAATATTTCTTCTTTTGGATCTTCAAAAAGTGGTTCAATTAAATCACACACGGGATTTAAAAATTTGTTTATGAAATAATAATTATAATCTATTTTTAAATTATTATCCTTTGCATATTTTGGATCCTCAGACTTTTCAAATGCCTTTGCTTTCGGATCACCCGTATCGATAAGAATATAAGGTACACGATCACCCGATTGTGGTTCGGAACCCGGTTGTCTTTCACGCATTTTTCTTACAACTTGGACGTGTGCTTGATTAATATCCTTAATATCAGGACTATTAATAGAAACTGTGAAACCTTTTACTTTATACGAATCAGAAAGACTTTGTGAAAGTATCAACTTTTCATTCGGTACATCACCTTCAATAAGTTCAATAGCTCTTTGTAAAGCGAGTGCTTTTGGTGGTCCAGTATCACTACTTTCTAACACGACATCGAGTAGTTCTTTACACACTTCACGCATGTGTGGTGTATTATCACGTCGAACCAATTGAAGACCTTTAACATCTATATAATCCATATTCATATTCCCGTCTTTTCCTTTTGTCCATAGTTTCGCGGCGTACCTCTTTTTTGAATACAAAAAGTACGGACAATATACTTTCTCGAGTTCGAGATTATTTGGTGCTTTAAACAGTTTGGTACACTCACCCGCGGCACGTTCACCAAGTTCCCAACTATACTCGATCGCTTCCATACCTTTACGATTTCCAACGTCAAATTCGACCATAACAGAATCCGTAT